AGGAAATTTTCTATATATATTCTCTTACGGAGATAGTGGAGAATTTATGTCTGAAATGGAACATGGTGGAACTTTTAATGATGTTCCACATATACAAGTTAGTCACCACTAAATTAAGGAGCAGTTAATGCACGTTACTGATTTTGTAGCAATCCCTGAGGATTTTATTATTGAAGAACATTTGGGAATGCGCGAAAGAATGGGGATATTCAAGAATCCAAAATTAATTACTTTAGAACTAATAAACAAAACTAATGCCGTTATTAAAACAACTGGATATTTAAGAGTTGAATATATCCCAGCAGCAGAAAGAAAATTAGCAGAAGCCCAAGCTATCTGCTCTGCTGCAGCATACCTTATGTGTTTAGATCAATTAGGACTTATTGTCGAATCATTCAAAAAATTTAGTTTCTCTGAACTTCTATGGAGCGGAGGAAAAGAAGAAGCATTTGAAAAATTTCTGGAGTGGGTTCAGGGAGATAATCAAAGAATGGCAGTCCATATAGTCAATCTTTTCCCGTTGATTCAGAATAAAGATTTCTATTTGGAAAATGCTGTTCAAGCTCTTCTTCGGTTGGATGATCTCGATCTTGACAAACAGGAGACATTAGATTATATTGGCAGTTTAGATTAACGGAAAAAGGGATGACCAGATGATCAGTGGCCATCCCTTTTTTTGGTTCTTATTTAATAAAGAAATTCAATTCAATCTTTTCAACAACTCTTGTTGGTTGCAGAATAACATTAACATGGAAAGTTTTTGTTTTCTTTTCATAGTCAGTTGCACCTACATCAACAGAGTATGAATCAAGACCTCGTTTATTCTTTACAACTTCCAAGAACTCTGTAATTGCTGCACCTACTTGACCCCATGTGATAGGATCATTTTGTTCAAAGATGAAGAATCGACAGAATTGTTCAAGAGCTCGTTTGCAATATAGAACAAGTCTTACAATATTTAGATCTTGCAATGCACTTGCTTTTGCTTGAGCTGTCAATTGACCCCAAACAACCCAACCAGCAGAAAACTTAACAATTGGGTTAAGTTGTTTTAGATACATTTGATCTCTTTGTCCAAGTCTTGGATTGTATCTACCTTCTATAATATTGTCGATTGCACCCCTATTAAATCCAGCAGCTGCAAACCACAATTCAGCAACATTATCGTTTCTTGGTAACAAGTAAGACATATGATACATCGGTGAGAACCATATATCTTGTCCAGTAAATGGATCTGAAACTTTTGTATATTGTTCATATAGTGAAACGTAGTAATTGTTATATGTGTGATTCTGTGTACGTTTTGTTAAAGCAGCAGAGACAGATACGTTATCTCCATTGTCAAGAATACCAACACAGTCTCTTCTTGTTGTGCAAAGAGTACTGATTGCTGTTTTAACATCTGTTGGATAACCAGCATCAAATACAAGTGAGAAGTAAATATTTTCAGTATCTAAAACTTGGTCAACATATTCAGCATCACTTCCGCTGATATTGTATCTACTACTCAAAATACCAGAGTAGGCTTGTTCTAATAGATTTGATGCTACAGCTGTATCAAGAACTCCACTAGTACTCCATAGAGATCCTTCTGATCCTTTCTTTAAAGGAGCAGGTTCAGATGCACTAAACCCATCAGCGATGCTTACTTTAGCTTTTATGATTTGATAAGTAACTGCTGAATTTTCATCAAATTGATACCACACACTTGTTGTAGAAGTTGCGTCGGCAGTAGAATATTGTACCCAGTTTTGATCTGTTAGGTTTTTGTCTGAATAGACTTTAATTTCTTCTGAATCAGATCCAAAAGAAGCTCCTAACCAACCCCACATTTCATTTCCTCTACCGTCTTTTGCAATAACAACATAATCACCAGTTCCACCACTAGCTTCCCATTCAGAGAAGTCTTGTTTATTATCTTTGATTGCAGCAGCTCCTGCGTCTTTTGTAGCAGTAACTGTACCTATTTCTTTGTCGTATGATTTAACTGCTGTTTTATATCCATCAGTATATTCATCATTTGATCTAACCATGTTAGCTCTTAATACAGATGAATATGTTCTTAGAATATATTCAATAAAGACAGAATCCCCTGCTGAATCAATAGCATTTGGATCGAACGAAACTTCAAAAGATTCAATGATAACTTCATCATCGTCAGATTGTTTTTCGTAGATGTCAAGAATGTAAATACCATCTAGAGTTGGGTTTGAACTTTCTGTAATTCTTACACCCAAAGCGTTGTAGTAATCACCCCTTCCAATTGGTCTCAACATACAGATTGGTTGGATGCTTCCTAATGTTTCTAAATTGCTTACTATTTCTTGATCATCATTTAAACCAGAAACATAACGAAGTTGAATCTGACCTCCTGCGGCTGAAGTTGAATCTTGTGTAAAATCAATTCTTAAATTTGAATATGCCGCATCGTCTGGTAAGCATCTAATCCAAAATAACGCTCCAGACTCGCCAAGATAATTGTATGCAATGTATGGACCTTGTCCGTAACTTTTTCCAAAATCCGTAATATTTGGTTCGCCATATTCGGAAATTAATTCTGCTCTCGAACCCAAAAAGATGAGTTCATTGTCTCTTCCTTTGTGAGTATAACCTGCCAAGAAAGCGATCGTTGATGGCACAGCTTGCACAAAGGCAGATAGATCAATAATTTTGGTGTATACACCCGGAGAAACGTTGGCCATTTCTAATACCCTCCATAATGAATTTTTTTAGCTCTATAATATGTATCCTTTCTCTCCAGGTCTAAACTCTAAAACTCCTTTTTTCAATTTTTCTTTTAGTTCAAATATCCTTAAACATACAGGTACCAAACAAAAACTAGTCGTCTATCGGTAGTTTTTACAATGGTTGAAAATGTAACTCGGGCAAATAAGTAGAATGGACCAGTATGCCCTCCTGAGTTTTCTGTCGCAGTGAATAATCCTGCCTCACTTATTTGCTCGCCGTTTGCGTCATTAACTCCGATAGTAATTGTTGTTTTTATAATTAACCATTTATCATCATTTAAAGAATCCCTCTCAAACTCAATTTGATCAAACGGATGTTTATAACCACTATCTGCTGCAGTCGAATCTGAACTAATCATTACAGCAGAATTTAAGTCAGTGTTTGATAAAGTTGGTGGGACAGGATCCAATGGGTCAGCTGGTAAAACACCGCCACTGCCTAAACCGAACCAGCATAAAAAGTGTGATTTTGCATTTGTGTGATTTATATCACCAGTATTAGTTGTCCTAACGAGCATTTGTGCAAGTACTTCTCTTCCATTGTAAACAACTAGGTTACTTTTTTGGACGAGCTTTCTTTTACCATTCTCGTCAACTTCAAAAATGTGTACCTCGCCTTGTGGTCTTCGTTGAGATCCGGATCTTACATTTAGACCATCTCTCAAACATTCATCACCGTAGTGATCATGGGCAACAACCTCAGTTGTTTTTATATTCTTTTCCATAATGTTATTCCTTCTAATGTATTATTGGCAATAGCGGATAGATTTATATTTTGTTCTATAAAATTCACAAGATTGGTACCGACGAAAAAGAAGGGCGCAGGGATATAGAGCTACATTTGTCTATACCACAAAGCTGCGCCCCAGCCCTCATTGGGCTTATCTTAAATATGTTCCACAGTTCGGACAATATTTAGCTGATGATTTAGATTTTGTTCCGCATGAAGAACAAGTAAGTTTATCTTGAATTGTTAAAGGTTCACTAACACTAACTCCATGACTTGTTAAACCACGAAGTTTAATAATTATAATTTGTGACTCTTCCAACTTTCCAATTGATGAGTATCTAAATTCTTGATTAATTTCTTGTCCTTTTACAGTAATTCCCTCATCTTGTTGCGGAGTATCCATAAAACCCAATTTATCAGCACTATAATTAAAAGATCTTACATCACTTCCAATCCCCCTACCACTTGTTTCATTATTACTATAAGACCAATCAGCATTACTATGATAATATGTAAATCTCATTGGGTTTTCATAATGGTGATGAACTTCATGGATAATATTTGAAATCCAAGGTTTCGGTTGAGGTTTTTCAAATGCAAACTCAATTCTAATTAAACCATCATCAATTCTATCTCCACGATGGTCTTGAATTTGTTTAGTCTTTTGAATAAATTTAAATTTGTTTGTTGCTGTGGCTCCCCTTAAAAATCCCATCAACTCACTTGTTGTATTTGGATCAATAATCAAACTATGTTTGTCTAGAACGTCTTGACCATCAATTTCAATATTGACGGAAGCTCTTTGACTGTTTAAATTTTTAAACAATAGTGAATATTCGGATCCAAAAGGTAGGTAGACAGTATCATCTTGAATTCTCAAAATTTTACCGCCTGATTTGATTTCTGCTACGAAACGATCTTTGTATGTCATGG